TAACTGGCGCGGGCATAGTGTGTTGCCTCCTGTTGCAACGAGTTGTTTTGTGTTCGTTGGTGGTGATTATGCACGCGAAATTGGTCTTGTAAAGGGTGAATGCTTGAAAAATTGTGCGTATGAGTCAGCGCCTGAAGGATCGGTCGGGGATCGGCTACGCGAAGAAAGAGTCCGGTTGAACCTCAGCCAAGAGGATTTGGCTCAGGCGGGCGGGGTGAATCGCAACACTCAAGGTAGCTATGAGCGTGGGGCAAGAAATCCTGATACCGCCTACTTGCTCGCTGTCGCAGAGCTGGGTGTTGATGTTGGTTTCGTTCTCTTTGGCAAGCGATCCCTCGACACGGGGCTCAGTCCGGAGGAAAACCAAATAATCGAGCAATTCCGTCGCATTCCTGAGCAGGATCAGCGAGCGCTTCGCCGCTTCCTCAAAGCCATGTTCGATGACGCCGAGTAGGAAATTGCCGGCAATTGGTCGCACTCCGCTGTAAAGGCTCTAGCTTGCCCCGATAAAGCCGTTCCCACAGTGCATATCAAGGAGTTAGCGCATGTTGGATACGGCAGTAGCTGTGCAGAAACGGGTCGACCAGATCGAGTTTCACGGGCCCTCGCTGAGCGAGAGTGAGCGCCGGCTGATCGGTCGATTTCGTCAGATGAGCGATCAGGAGCGGCACCAGGTGCGGCGACTGTTCGAACAGTTGGCCACCCACCCCGACGAGTCGGTGAAGTAGTTCCCTCAACCATCGCCGACCTGCTGGCCGGCGATTCTCCTCAGGTCCCGGCCTGGGCTCTCAGAACTTCGAATAGCTCGCGCTGTTGCTCCGCCGGCATGTTCCTGAAACGGTCCACGATCAGGGTGTCTAGGTGCTGGGCAGACGGTCGCAACGTGTGGGAAAACGCTAGGGTCGACACCCACGTATGACCACATTTCGCATCCAGGCATTGGCAGTAGAGTTTCACGTAGGTGCGGGTTACTTCTTCCCGCGAACTGATACGTCCTTTGTGGTCGCAAGTAGTGCAATAGATCCGCATGTGTCCCTCCCCAGGGTTTAAATGCGCCATCATTATGCCGCCAATTTGTAGGTGTATCACCTATTGAGTTTTGCTTTATGTAGCTGTTTCATCTGAGTTATGTGCTGATTTCCAGCTGAATTTCCTGTCATCACGTAAACTGTTGTTCGCCTGCTCGAACAGCTGGCAGATGGGCCGAATCTCGTTGCTGGTGTACACCCGATCTATCTTCTCGATGTCGCCGAAGCCGCCGTTGTTCTCCGGGATGATCCCCGCCAGTGCCGGGTTCATTCGCCAGGCGGCGATGATGTCGTTCCGGGTGATGTTCTTGACCTTCTCCAGCTCGTCCTTGGCCTGGAAGTCGCCCACCGGAATGATCTGAATCGCGTTCTCTTTGCCGTTGGGAATGTTGACGAACATCGATCGGAAGTTACCCACACCCTTGCTTGCGCTGATCTGGGCCCGCAGCTCGTCCTCGTCTTCCTCGGTGAGGTCTGGGTCGTTGGTGTAGAAGATGTACCCGGCGTGGGCGCCGTTGCTGTAGTAGCGCCGGCGGAAAAGGGTTGCCGCCTCGTTGAGCAACAGCGCCTGCAGGCCGCCCAGATAGTCCGGAATGCCGTAGATGTTCTGCTCCACGTCGTAGTCCATGATGTGCTCGATCTCGTCCTGGTCGAAGTCCATGAACTTGTTGTCAGGCAGCAGCATCCTGAAACCGCCGTCGACCTTTACCCGCATGTTGATCGCTGACAGGTGTTGCAGCTCCAGGACCTGGCCGAAGGCGTTGGTGTCGCGATAGAAATACGCTTCGCCAAACACCATGTAGTCCAGGCCGGTCTTGCCCATGGTCTGCGCGCTGCAGCCTGCCGACGGGATGAACTCACGCAACAGCAGGTTGCGTTTGAACTTGGGAATCGCGCCGTGGTGTGCGTTGGCGCGTAGCAGCTTGGCCAGGCCCGTGCGTGACACCGGCGGCTTGTAGATCTCCCCGTCGTCGCTGGGAAACACCCCGACGTACTCGCCGATGTTGCCGCTCAGCACCTGCTCCGGTTCCCCGAAGGTGAATGTGCGCATGGGCTGTTGCTGTCGCGCCTGCTGGGTGGCCTGGGGCTTTCTGCGTCGTGGCTTGGGCATTGTGTCCGCTCGTGAGGTAGCGGCTCCGGCGCCGCTTGTTGGTGTTCAAGGGTTCGTTGGCCAGGGCGTGCATGATTGCCCAGGCGATATCGGCGTGGCCGGTGGCATCGGTTCGCGATGCGCTGTAGGTGATCTGGCCGCCGTTGGTGGTACCGCGCTTGATTGTCAGGAAGGCCTGGGCGATGTCCGTCCAGCCGGCGTCCCATTCGATGCGGCTGCCCTGGATCGTGTCCTGGGCCTTGAGCACCAAGGTGTTCTTAGCTTCGAGGCTGTAGTGGATCGGCGTGGCCTTGGGGTAGAAGTCGCGCACCAGGTCGAACACGCCGTAGCCCACACCGGTGATGTCGATGCCGATGTGTTGGACGTTGAAGCGCTCGGTGAGCTTCTTGACCTGGGCGGCTTGGTAGGTGAACGAATGACCCCGCCAGCTGTGCTTCTCCAGGATGCGGAATTTCGCCCCGGGTTCCAGCGGCGGGGCGACCACCACACAGGTGGCATCGTCGCGGGTCCGGCTGGGGTCGTAGCCGAGCCAAACCGGGCTGTTGCCGAATGGCCGCTCCAGTTCGGGGTTGTAGTCCTCCCACAGCGTCAGGTCGGAATAGCAGCGCTCCAGGTCTTTCAGCCCGAACGCGCTCTGCGTGCTGTCGATGAACTTGCAGTAGAACAGCTGCTGGAACTTGTCTTCGTCGTACTCCAGCTGCAGCTGCGCAAGGTCGAACAGGTCGCAGCCGCCGTCGATAGCGTCCTGAATGGTGATCGTTTTGCGCCACTGGCCATCCGGGCACAGTGCGCCCTGGGTGTAGGCCTCCTCGATCGGCCAGGTGCCGCCAGCCTTTTTGCCGCGCTTGCTGTTGCGGAACGTCTCGCCGGTCCAGAAGGGGTAAGCCTGGTGCGACACGGCGCTGGGCGTTGAGAAGTAGGTCTTGCGCCATTTCTTGTGGGTGCCCATGGCGCTGGCCACGGTGCTGAGCTTTTCGAAGTCGCGGATCCAGAAGTACTCGTCCACATACACATGGCCATGGTAGCCCTGGGCAGTACTGCTGTTGGTGCTGAGAAAGCGCAGCTCGGCGCCGTTGCTCAGCGTGATCGGGTTGCCGGTCAGCTCGATGCCGAACCACTGCTGGGCAAACTGGACGATGTAGCTACGGAAGATTTCCGATTGCGCCCGGCTGGCGGACAGGAACACCTGGTTGTCTCCGGTCAGCACGGCATCCATGAAGGCTTCGCCGGCGAAGTAATAGGTCAGGCCGACCTGCCGGCTCTTGAGGATGTTGCGGATCCTGCAGGTGAGCGGGTTCTGCTTGGCGGCGAACAGCTCCTGCTGGTAGCGGTACATCTTGGAGATGAACTTATCCAGGAAGTCGACTTCGGTCAGGCCGCTGATGTCGTTCTTCGCTTTCTTCTCACGCTTCTTGCCGCCGCCATCACCACGCTCGCGGCGTTCGCCACGCGACCTTTGCTGCCGCTCCTGGTGCTGCCCCGAGTTGTCGTCGTCCACGGGAGCAGGCGCAGGCTTGCTGGACTGCTTCATCAGCCGCTCACGCATGGCGGTCAGGCGCTCCAGCTCGTCCAGCTCGCCTTTCGTCAGTGCTTCCTGCTTTTCCAAGATGAGCGTTATCCGCCGGCTGATCGCGGTCACCGGTTCTTCATCCGTCAGCATCTCGTCCCACGAACCCTGGCGGATCCAGTAGTAGATGATCCGCTTGTTCGGCAGCTTCAGGTGCGCCTGGATCTCCTTCACTGAGCAACGGCGCAGGTAGAGGCGTTTGGCGGCTTCTTTGACTTCGGTCGGGTAGTTCATGGGCCGCAGTCTATGCGGCGAAAACCCCGAAAACGCGGGGTAAAACTGCGCGAAATTCCTAGATCGTGGAAATAGGAATTTCGCGCAAGTAAAGCGTTTGGCTGGGCTCAATCAGCTCCCTATGGTGGCGCTCATCGACCACCACCGAGCGCTCCACCGACCATGCCACGCTCCCTTGTCTCCTTCTGGAAACGTGTCGCCACCAGCGGCCCCACCTGCGACGGTCGCGAGATCCTGCCGCAGGATCTGCGCGACATGGCCGAGACCTACAAACCGTCCACCTACACGGCGGTGATCTGGTGCGACCACGAACGTTGGCCTGGCTCCCACGGCACCGTCTACGCAGTGCGCCTGGTGGAGGACGCCGAGGATCTGGTTCCGGGCCAAGTCGCCCTGGAAGCCCAGTTGAAGCCCAACGACAAGCTGCTGTGGCTTAACGACCAGGGCGAAAAGCTGTTCACCAGCATCGAGATCACCCCGAACTTTGCCCAGACCGGCAAAGCCTACCTGACCGGCCTGGCCGTTACCGACGAGCCTGCGAGCCTGGGCACCCAGGAACTCTACTTCTCCAAGAAGACGAGCAAAGCCGCGTACTTCGCTGCCTCCCAAGAACTGGGCCCCCTTGGCGATGAGCCAAAGGGCGAGGTGGGCAAGCTGATTGCTGCGCTCACCGGTCTGTTCAAGCGCTTCACCTCGGACGACAAGCCCGCCGAAACCCCCACCACCCCAACCGAGAGCAAACCCCCAATGGATGAAGCTACCGCAACGGCCCTCAAGGCCCTGCTGGCACAGCTGCTGGTTGTCGCCGCCGGCATCCAGGCCGTGATCGAGCCTGTAGCCGAAGAGGCGCCAGAACCTGATGCTGCGCTGGTCGATGATGTGCAGGCCGCCGTCGACGATATCGTCACCACCGCCGAGGAGGAACGCGAGTTCCGCCGTAATAGTGGCGGTAACAAGGCCGTGCTGTCGGCCCTGAAAGACCTGCAGAAGCAGTTCAACGCTCTGCAGAACACTCCAACCGGTCGCCAGTTGCCGCGCAATTCCGGCCCGGTAGCCCCTGGCAAGAAGCGGGTGCTCTGATATGGCTTACTCCCTGAGCGCCTATGGCGCCAAGATGTACGCCGAATTGCAGCTGGCGATCGCCGAGACCTACGGCGTCGCGCTGCCAAGCAAACAGTTCAGCGTTGAACCGGCGATCGCCCAG